GGTCTTCGTTGGTCAACATGAGCTGCGTCTCTCCTGTCCGATCTAAATCATTTCCGCCTATCGCCGGTGTAGTTGCAGTTGATGCAGCCTTCGCCGAGACACGTGGGGCAGCAGAAATTCCGCGGCTTCATGAGCCATCTAAGAAGGCGCTTGAAAAAATCTTTCATGGCCTGTCTTCCGTGCCGCGCGGAAGGTGATCCGCGGGTGGCAGCCCCTTGGCGATGCGATCCCGCTGCTGCTTCTTCTCCGCGATAAGCGCGACCATTCCAGCGACCTGGAGCTGCATCGCGCCGGTCTGCTCTGCTGCGCGAAGGCTGACAAGGCGAGTCTCGTATTCCCGGATGTAGGAATCGATTTCGCGCAGGGCGAAATAGCGGCGGATGTTTCTGACTAACCTAATGGCGTTCATAATGCAATCAGTTCCAGCTGGTGATCGACTCTTGGATGCGCCCCCGCTGGGCAGGCGCATCACAGGAAGCGACTACGCTGCCAATTCGAGAACCTTCCCCCCTTCGCGCTCGATCTGCACGCGTTCGTCCTGGTACTGGATTCCGCGAGCGTAGGCAGTAATCGCCGTCGTCGCGTCCCAAATGGTCTCGATAGGCCGCTGCTCATCGGCCATGTGAGCCGCCTTGATGCCGCTTACCTGAGCGCTGCTGAAACGGTTGCGCAGGAAGGCATCGACATCGTCGAGCTTCTTGAGCTGGGCAGCCTGAATCGCCTGCTGCACACCCGCCGCTGAACTCTTGGCATATGCCTCGATAGCCGGCGTGATTTCCTCCATCCAACGATCCGGGGCGCTCGCGGTGTGACGGATGCGGATTTCCTTGAAGTCCTGCACACCCCACACGATGCGGTTGCTGCAGGTGTAATCGAACAGAAGCCCGCGAACCCGAACGATGTTGAGCCCACTTCCGAATTCCACACGAAGAAGCCGCGCGCCATTGCGCCGGACTTGCCATCGCGACGATTCGGCACCTCAATACGCCGGTCCTCGTCGGCCAAGAACACGAACATGTCGCGGTCGCTCGCGTACAGGGTCGTGTTGTCTTTCGTCACATCCACGCGCTTGCCGAACTCGCCAGGCACGCGCCAGTGACCATTCACGCCATCACCGAACAGACCCACCAGGGACTGTGTGATGGTGGAGTTCCACACGCGGCCATAGTTGGGGCCAGTCACCGCGCGAAGTTCGGCAGGACCACCGTTCTTGTGCAACAGCACACCAACGTCCTCCACGTCGCGCTTGAACCTCAGACCGTAGTTGATGCAGTCCGCAGCGATGGGAGACGGCAGGCCGCGAAGATACCCTGCAGGGGCGCCGGCGCGCTGCGCGAGCTGGCCGAACGACCAGTGCGTAACTTCCACCGGCCCACCGTTCGGACCCACCACCTGCATGCCATCGCGAGTACCGTCCACTGGGCGCGCCTCGATCTGACGCGAAGACAGCACCTTGCCGACCGAGGTCTTGCGCGCATAGGTGCAGTGATCGTTCAGGTCATTCAGCGACGTGAAGCGCTGGTCGGCCGGGCGGGACATCCACTGAGTCGAAGCCTGAGTAAGAATCGTCATGTCTATCTCCAGATACCGGACTCGGCGCCGGTGAACCCCCGGAAGCGTTGTGCCCCCGGTGCGGAGAGACTATTACCGAGTATTACTCACTGTCAACAGATTTCTATCTTTTCAGATGCCGCCACGTAATACCACGCCGCAAATATGAAATCGTTGGTTGAGTAAGCCCATATTTTTCTGCCGCCTGCCTCTGAGTTAGCGGACTATCAAGTACCTCCTGCGCTTGCGCATCAGTGAGCTTTGCGTGGCCGTGCCGCTCACCGTGATTGTTTGTGCCATGTCGCTTCTTGTCGGCATGATTGCCTGAAGGTGTATCCCATCTCAAATTAGAAGCTCGACAATCAGGGGGATAGCCATTGTTGTGCGATACCCACATGCCACATGGGCGTGGGCCATGAAATGCCTCGCAAATAAGTTGATGCAGCGGCAGCCTCAACTGCTTGGCCTTCTTCGCGAATCCCCATCTGACTCCAGCGTGGATACTGACCATTGGGTACCCGCGAGGGTATGAAAGCTTCAACACACGCAACGTCTTTACGTTTCGTGCGCGGCCGTCAGAAGAGAATTCGTATAGCGGATAACGCTGAATACGACGCCACACTATCCGTATTTTCTTTTGCGCCATTTGAATGGTGATATCTCTTTTTCTTCGTCGTCATCCGGTAGTGTCAGATCATGGTATTTGCGCATGAACTGCCAGGCGATTGCCAGGGTGGATTCCGTGTCGTCGTGCTCACCGTTCGGGAACTTGGCGACCTGCTCGATGAGGCGCACTGACCACTTGCGCGGAATATAATATATCGCTGACTTTTCCAACATTAAGCTGGCCATGTGAACGCGAGCCACCAAATCACCACCATCCGTTAGCTTTACGGCCTTTACTGGCAGCTTTTTCTTGCGTAGTTCCTGAACCAAGCTGTGCCCGCTCGCCTTCTTTTCGATCAGCACCCACTCAGGCGCAAACTCGTTGTATGCACGGATGGCCTCGGAGCGCAGTTCAGGGAAGCCGACACGCTCCTCCCACCAGTCGAGCAATAGCGCGCACACCCGCTGCTTGCCCTCGACGGTACGCCCCGTCATTGGATCCTTGCGCGTCTCGCGGTGGGCGAAGATGCCCCAGGTCGTGCGCGCGCTGAAATCGTTCTCCTCCTCCTCCTCGAACGCGGTGTCGTATACCTGGATGATCTCGATGAACTCAGGCAGCGGTCGCTCCTTGCCGGCCTCGATGTGCCAATCCGGATAAACCCACTGCTTCCACCAATGACGCTTGAGGATCAAGCCGCCCTGACCTTCGGGCTGCTGCTGGTACTGCGCGTTCCATGCGCGCACCGACATCGCATCCTTTTCGGTCTGCGCTGTCTCGGCATTGAAGCGCTTCGGGTTTAGCAACTCCCCGTCAACCTTGCGAGGATCCCGAAAGATGGCCTTTGCATCTGGTGCTACGCCGGTGCCTTTATTCGGATAGGTGATGCAGATGCGTTTCGGATCGAACTCCATCGGCAAGCACACCACCGTCCAGCGGTTCGGCTCCATCTGCAGCACATGGCCGAACACGTCGACGTCGTGCGTGCGCTGCGCGATGTAGACCTTTTGCGCTCGGTTCGGATCGTTCATGCGCGAGCGCCATGAGTTGTCGTGCCACTCGATAGCGCTCTGGCGCTGCGTATCGGATTCCGCCTGCTTGATGTTGTGCGGATCATCCAGGCCAAGAATGTCGGCGCCGAAGCCCGTGGTCTTGCCGTTCACCGAGGTCGATATGCGATAGCCGCCCTCGCTATTGCGGTACAGCTCTTTCTTGTTTTCATCGGGCAGCAGATACCACTCGCCGCCGTAGAACTGTTTGAACCAAGCCGACTCGATAAGGCGACGCGAGGCTTGCGCGAACTCCAGGCTCAGCGAGGATTCATACGAAGCCCACATGAACTGGGTCTGCGGCCGCTGGATCCAGTGCCACACGGGCCACAGCACCGAGCACAGCAATGACTTCGTCATGCGCGGCGGGATCTGGATCATCAGGTTGCGGATTTCGCCCTGCGTCACAAGGAGCAGGTGCTCGCAGATGGCGTCCATGTGCCAGTTCCACACGCAGCGCTTCGGCTCAACGATAGGCCAGGCGCGCTGGGCGAACAGCGTGAAGTCTCGTCGCTGACGCTCCGCGGCGAGCGCCGTCAGAATCATCTGCGGGGATGGTCTCTCGGCAGTTCCCGAGGCAAGTGTGGGCAGCATCTACGTCTCAAGCTCATGGCTTGGTTATCGAGCGGTGATGGTGAGTTCCACTCCTATCTGGTCGCACAGGTCAACCAGCCGCTCCAGGCTGAAGCGCTCATGCCGGCCCATCCTCAGCCGGCTCACCTCCGCCTCATCGATCCCGATTTCGCGCGAGGCACGCGAACCCGCCCCGAAGGACGTGCCGCCGAATCGTTCTCGCAGTCGATTTGCGATGCCCTGCATGAGCACCAGCTTCATCTGAACAACTGGCGGCAGCTCGACAGAAATGTCGGCGGCCACGGCGGCCATCACTCGTCCACGGCCTTGTTGATCTTCAGTGGGCGCTCGCGGATCCGGTCGGCCGCCTTGAAGACGGATAGGTCTTTCGTCGGGGTGTCGACCTGGACGTTGCGCCGGGTCTTCACGGGACGGTCGACGCGCTGCAGAGGCTCACGCTCGGCCAGTCGCTCACTGAGCATGCGCTTGCGCGTGGCGTCATCGGCAGGACCAACCTTCGGGCGCCCCTTGTTGATGATCGGGATGTCTTTCGGCACGGGATCACTCCCCAGTGATGTGGTGGTGCCGGCCGAGACTATCGCAAGTTGTTGATTGCGCTATGAGGCGGTGCAGGAAGTGTGAGCAAGGTCAAGGATTGACCACGGGGACTAAGGAGAACCCTGAGCAGATCGCTTCACGCTGTCACCGCACGGCGCCACAGACTTTTTAGCGTCCTTCAACGCCTGCATCAGTCCAGACAACGCGATGAAGTCTTCCTCGGTCAGCGACTTGGTCTTGTCCACGCGAGTGACATGCGACAGACCAGCCGCAGCGGCGCGCTTGGACAGTTCAGGCGTTGCCCAGATCGGTGCGTAATTCATTATGGACTACCTCGCAGGAATGGCCAGGCTACACGTCTTTGGGCGCGTGCTGCCACAGATGGGACTCGTTACCTGGACCACTCACACCCCGACGAGTCGCGCAGGGCTCGGATACTTCCACCCAGCCTAGCAGCGGCTAGGCGCACCTACTCCGGAATTCGCCCGACCGATAAAGTCAAACCGCACCCGGCTCAGGAGCACCCAAGCCGGGGCGGGCACAGCGTGGGTCGGCAGGCCGGTCCTCGCCGGTTTCCTCTGTAGCTCCGGAGATCAGCCCGGCGCCTTCAAAACAGAGACCTTCCCTTTCAGGTATTCAGGTGACACGACGCAGGTGGCCTTACACCACCGGATTCGCTCCGCGCTTACATCGCGGTTAGCCCCCTCTCTCACGGGTTATTCAGGTCGAGCATACACTCGATCAATCAGACGCTCTGCATGCAGGAAGCAGTAAGCACACCAAAATATGTATCCCAATCCCATTCCACCAATGAAAAACTCACTACGAAGGATCGGGATCACATCGTACAACAGTAGCAAGGGAATCCCTGCCACAAATGGCGGAAAAAACGGCCCAGCCAACCACCACATAAATGCGCGGGTGAGAAGCCGATCCTTCTGGTCTTCGGTAATCATTTCAAGCAGCGCACGCGCGCCGCGCCATCTTCACTTGGCTCACGTCGATCCGATACCCGTCCACCGGATACCGGCGGCGCAGTTCAGTCAGCACCGAATCCACCGTCAACTCGTCAATGCTCGGCACATCAACCAGCTGGGCAATCGAGTCGGTCTTGGAATCCTTGACGATGATCGTGGCGCGCATAGTGGCTTCCCTCGGGGGAACCATTATTACCCCGTGTTACTCGCCAACGCAAGATGTCGCGTGAAAGTTCCTATTTGCCCGTAACATCCTCGAACTCGGCCTCCTGGAAGTCCTGCAGCCCCAGCATTCTTCGGCCTTCTGGACCCAACGCATCGATCAGCATCTTCTCGGCCTTGGCAAGCTTCTCCATGTCCATGTCGCGGAAACTGATCGCGCGATGCCGATGTTCGTGACGGTGTTCCTGGATGAGCTTCGGGTGGAAGAGGCCAAGATGCTGCCCGAGGTCCTTCAGGTACGGATGCTTGCTGCGCTCATCTGGGATGTCGTAAGTCACAGTGCCATCCGGGAGAAAGGTGACCTTGCTGATTGCCGCCGCCTGCGCGCGCGTCAGCTCGGTGACCAGCTTCTGGCGATGCCGGCGTACCATACGCACCTCTCCCGTCTCCATATCCTTTTCCTCCTCCTCAACCTCCTTGACGTAGTCGAGCGCATTGGCGAAGCCTATAGCCATCATCTCGGCAAGGATGTCCTTTTGATCGAGCGCCAGTTCCTTCACCAGCGCCTTCTCCTTGATCTCCTTTTGCTTGGTGAGGTACTGGGCAAACAGCGCGAACGTGCGCTTGCCCACGCCTGCGTTTACGTTATGCGCTGAGTAGCCGGCCTCGCGCGCCGCCCGGTTGTGGTCGTAGTGCTTCAGCCACGCCTCGCAGAATGCACGGTGCTGGTCACTCTTCGGCACCTTCATCCCACCGACCACCGCCGGCAGCTGTCTCTTCAGCCG